GCCCTAAGGAGATTGCTGATCAGGCTGGGGAGATCGTCATCGCTTCTGCTATCGAGGCAGGCGAACGCCTGGACATCAAGATGCCCGTGGAAGCGGAGTATCAGACTGGAGCTTCATGGGCCGACACACATTGATTCAGCCAAGAGAGATCTGGCTTACAGGATGGGTCGGCAATGACTGGAGGGCTCGATGGATGGGGAGACATGTGCGTATGACGCACGTCACCCTGGAAGTCGGGTCCCTCTCACTCCATGTCGACACAGCGAAAGCTAACTGGTACAGCACAGATACGCTCGAGAGAGCCTACTCTGCCACCAACCAGTTCAGCAAGGTGACCTCCGTTTATGTAGGAGACACCGCAATTGCAGGATACCCTGTGCCTACCAATACGATGGTCACCTATGAGACTGTCATGTGGTGGTACGGGTTCCGTAAGCTGTTCCCTGACTGGCGCCCCAATGGGTGCGTCAAGGAAGTGAGACAGGCTGCGGCATACTATGGTTGGGAGCTGCCTGATACGGCAATGACCGACGAGTTATTTATTAGTTCGGAGGATTACAAATGCAAGTAGTTGGATTCGCTGGGCCGGCTCGTGTAGGTAAGTCCTCCACGACCGAGGCCCTTAAGTTGGAAGCAACGTCTAAGGGATGGGAAGTCATTGTGCTCCCGTTCGCCGGGCCTCTCAAGCGAGAGGCTGAGCGCCAAGGCTTCGGCAAGAAGACGGACCCTGCCGGGTACCGTAAGTTCTGCCAAGAGCACGGCGCTGAGATGAGAGCCCAAGACTCTAGCCATTGGCTTAACCTGTGGATAGAGGACCTCAAGGATGTCCGACAAGGACACTTCAATAACGATAAGTCTGAGAAGCCCCTGCTAATCATCGTCGATGACGTTCGCTATGAGAACGAGCTCGAGATGATCGACGGTAGCGGTGGGTATACCTTCTTCCTGACCCCAGGTGAACGGGAGCTCCCCGAAGCAGATGCTGAGTGGCGCACCCATGAGTCAGAGATGATGGCTAACATGCTGATCGGCAACCCTAAGCTCGCCGAGCAGACGTTTGATTATGTAGTACGAAATGATGGGCCCGTTGAGGATATCACTCGATGGTCCAAGGCTGTTGTTAAGTCTCTGATCTCCTGGCCTGGTGACAAGGACAGTGTGTGTGACTGCGAAGGTTGCATCGCTTCCCTTGAGAACCGGCCGGTAAACCAGGATAAGATTAACAAAGAACTCGAGGATCTCCTCGACGAACTGGAAGGAGACGACGACGATGACTGAGTACGCAAGCATCGTAGACGGTGACCTGCTGGCCTTCAAAGCAGCGTGCCACTTCGAAAACCACGGGGCCGATCACATGGAGGAACGGCTCACGCAAGACCTGAACCTGTGGGATCCTGGGCTTGGCTCTCAGATCGTGGCGTTCAGTTGCTCCCGCACGGAGAACTATCGCCGCGACTTCTGGCCGGCCTACAAGGCGCACCGAGATGCTAAGGCCTCGCCTCAGTATCTCCGTGCTACCATCGACTGGATCACTGAGCACTACGAGACCGTCAAGTACCCTCGCCTTGAGGCTGATGACATCCTCGGCGTGTACATGTCTCGGTATGGCTCGGCCTGTGTGACCAAGGACAAGGACCTTCAGTCCGTGCCCGGTTTGTTCTGGGATCCTGAGAAGACCGGCTTCCCTGTCGTCTTCTCAAGGCTCGACGCTCACCGTAACTTCTGTGAGCAGTGGCTCAAGGGTGACACGGCTGATAATATCCCTGGCATCCACCGATGTGGCGCCAAGGCAGCCACCAAGTTCCTGGACGAGCGACCCCCTGAAGAGTGGGTTGCCTCGATCCTCCAGTACTATTGCGATATCGAATATGATACCGTCAAGTGGAAGTCCAAGGCCACCGGCCAGCAGACCTCCGGTACTAGGGGTGAGCTGCTCGAGGATAAGTACGGCTGGCACGGGGGTCATGGGGAGGAATATGCCCTATCCCAGGCCCGCTGTGTCCGGATCCTGAGGGACGGGGAGGTCGACGAGGACTGGAATCCCATCCTCTGGACCCCCGGTTTCTAGGCTAATATTAGACGGTCTTCTAGTAGAGTATATGAAAAGCAATCTAAATCCACTAAGTCTTCCTACTGAGTAGGACAGCTTAGTATTTACAACTGCTTTAAAATTAATTAAGGAGAGTCAACTATGGATTGTAAGCGAGAAAATGGATGCCCTACCCCGGATGAGTGTACCGGGAATGGCATGTGCGAAGCTAAGGCTGAGGCCAGCTTCGATTGTGAAACTTGTACCTTCGGGTGCCCCGAGAGCATGTCGGCCGAGAGCCGCACGTTCTCTGAGCCCCTCGACTTGACGGTGCGCCGGCTGGAAGCTGAGCTCCTTGAGCTGAGCGACAAGGTGCAGCGTTTGATGGATCGGTGATTCCTTTCAGGGGCTCTCAGGGTAATTCCTGAGGGTCCCTTTTACAGTTCTGACTAATTTCGAAAGGTTATTATGAAAGACATTAAATACTGGGAGCGTCGTGTTCGAAGCAACACTCAGCCCCTCGCAGCTGGAGACCTGAAGCTTTTGCTTGGCTCCATCTTTACTGAATTGGAACGGCTCAATGAAGAAATTCAATCTATGGGATCCAAGAGATCTCGCTCCTCTAGTAAGAAGCTGGAAACCCGAAGTGACTCCGATGTCGACTCCTCAGGAGACGCATGAGCTAGCACTCAAGGCAGCGTGGGTTGAAGAACTCGCCACCCGCTTGGCCATGGAGTATAAGCGACAGAGTAAGGAGAACAACAATGGCTGAAGAACCAATTAAGTTTGAACAGCAAGCGCTCAGCGATCTCTATGGTCGCATCCAGCAGGAGAGCATGGGTAGGTGGGGAGATATTATTAAAACCACCACCGGCAGGCACGCTGACCTCGAGAGTTACACTCCCGAAGGAACCGTGGCTGATACTCTCGGTGAGCAGGCCGCTGGTCTGACCGCAGCCGACGAAGCTCTTGCCTCGTTCAGTCTGTCCCGCAAGGGAGCTTCCCGTGGGGAGCAGGCAGCTAACATCGAGCGTGGTATTCAGAGCAAGCTCAAGGCTATGGGCATGCTCGATGACGCTATCGCAGCCGACGACGGCATCGAAGCCGTTATGACCCCTGACTACGTCGACCCCGTCACGGGTGAGAGAGTCAATGCTGACAGCCTGGATCAAGTTAGCAGCAATGCTATGAATAGATTCCAGCGGGATGCTATTGATAGCAGGAACGCAGGCAACCTTGGCGCGGACCTCCTCGGAGGCCTCAGCTATGTTGACGGCGAGGAGTGGAACATCTCAGGACACTCAGGTACTCACAAGGTACTGACTGCCTCCGACTCTTTCTGGGGCGATGCCTTCGGAGAAGCCGGCGCAGACATGAAGAAGTCCCACGAAGATGGCATCCTGGATCTTCAGTCCGTGTACACGCAGATCGCGGGGTTGAACAGAAACCTCGAGAGGCAGGGCAAAGAGACTGCTACGCAGGCTCTCAACGACGAGCGAAAGCTCCGTCAGGAGAACGCTCTGGCTACCGCAGAATCTTTCAAGACCTCTGAGTCACTGGCTCAGACCAAGAAGTCTGACCTTGCAGCTGCTGCTATGCAGTCCAAGTCTGACCTCAACAAATCTATTACAAAAGACAAACAGACACTTGCTCGGCAGAGCCACGGTGACGTTAACGACAACCGAGCTAAAAAGACTCGGATCGATTACGGTAACACCGGCGGCGGCAGCCGACCAGTATAAGGAGCTACCCTATGGGCGGCGGACCAGTTAAAGTTGATGGCGGAATGACTGAAGAGCAGTACCGTCAGCTGCAGCTCGAGGAACAGCAGTTCCAGGCGAAGCTTGAAGATGAAAAGTATGAACGAGCTATGGAGTACGAAGAGAATCAACGAGAGTACGAACAAGCTCGAGAAGAAAAGCTCTCCGCCCAGAAGGGTGCAGAGGAGCTCGCAATTCAGCAAGGAGAGATGGCTATTCAAGGCGAGATCTCTGCGATGGATGACGAGGAAGAAGACGCAGACAACATGTCGGGTGGGTTCGCCGAAGCTCTGGCGAAGAACACCTCTATTAACCCACGACCGGAGTGATAACAGATGGCAAATCTTGCAGGTAATTTCCCTGAAGAAAGTCTGTCGCAACGCTTCACTACTATGGACATGGACCGTAGAGCTAAGCTCGTTCGCGCACGCGAATGCGCCTCGCTCTCCATCCCTCAGCTTATGCCGCCCGAGAACTGGACCGAGCAGTTTGCACTGCCTCAGCCGTTCTCTTCGGCTACGGCTAAGGGCGTTACTGGCATGGCATCTCGTATCCTGTCGGCTCTTATGCCGCTGAACGATATGCCTTTCTTTCAGTTCAACCTGAAGGATGGTACGGAACCTGATCCCGAAGCATATACCCTTATGGAAAGCCTGAGCTATCAGGTGTACCGGAAGCTCTCCTCGGAGAACCTCAGGTCCACCGTGTTCCAGCTTCTGCAGTCTTTGATTGTTACTGGCGATGTCCTCCTGATTATGGAAGATGATTTTACCTACCGCTTGGTCCGCTTGGATCAGTATCAGGTGCGCCGTGACGTCAAGGGTATGGTGCGAGAGATTATTTATCTTGAATACGAACTGGCTGACTCTACTGAGCCGGCTGGAGAATATGATCTTTACTCGGGAGGCGGCGGCGGTTACGCTGACGATGCTCCCTATTCCCGTGATGGCTACAAGACTATCCTGTGCCGCTGGGTCTATGACGAAGACGCTGACGTCTGGTACTCCCACAAGGAATACTCCGGCGGCGAATTCATTGACGAAGGTGAGTACCAGGTTTGTCCTGTCATCCCTCTCCGCTGGTCCGGTGTGATCAGCGAGAACTACGGGCGCTCACACTGCGAGGAAAACTTCGGCGACATTCAGACGCTCGAAGCCCTCACTGAAACTATGCTCCAGGGGCAGGCGGCTTCGTCTACCTTCTGGATGGTTATGAACCCGACCGGGCCCTCTGAGCTGGACGACGTTGTCGGTCAGCCCAATGGTGCCTGGCTCTCCGTCCGTCCTGATGACGTGACGGTCCTGTCTCCGGCTGACACTCTGCGCTACCAAATGCAGGCTGTGTCTACCGCAGTGCAGGACATGCGCATGACTGTCGCTAAGGCGTTCCTCAACGAGTCCGGCCAAGTCCGGTCAGCTGAGCGAGTGACTGCTACGGAAGTCCGCATGGCTGGACAGCAGCTTGAGGAAGTCTTGGGCGGTGCCTTCTCGGCTATCGCTAAGGATCTCATGGAGCCGATCGTTCGGCGTGCCGTGTTCCTCATGGTTGAGAATGGTGACATTGACCCACGCCTGGCCCAGGAGTTTACTCCTGACGGTAGGCTTGAGGTTAGTATTACGACAGGCCTTCAGGCTCTGTCCAACGACTCAGATCTCCAGAAGCTCATGCAGCTTGGTGAGATGGTCCGCAACCTCCCCGAGCAGGCCGCCGCTCTCTTCCAGTGGGAAGAGTATGGCCGAGCGCTCGTTGGCGCTCTTGGATTCGATCCCCGCAACTGGGTGCAGTCGAAGGAAGAGATGCAGCAGGAGCAGCAGGCCGCAGAAGCACAGCAGATGCAGGCTCAGGCCGGCGCAGCTGTCGCACAGCAGGGCCTCGGTGCCGCTGCTGGAGTTATGGGTGAGGCTGCAGGCGCAGTCGGTGCTCAGCAGGCTGGCAGTATGATTACTGACCAGATGAATCAGGCCGGCATTACGCCAGGTCAGATGCCACAAGGAGGCATGTGATGGCAGACAAAGCAGGCGGCAAATCTAAGTCCGCTAAATATTATGCAAGTAATCCTAAGGCCAAGGCCAAGAAGGCGGCGTATGATAAGAAGTATCATTCGACTCCGGAACGCAAGGAGTACCGCGCGAAACTCAATAAGAAGAATCGCGACGCAGGTACCTACGGCAATGGTGATGGCAAGGATGTATCCCATAAGAAGGGCGGGGGAACCACCTCCGAAGCCCGATCAAAGAACCGAGCTCGCCAGGGTGCGGGCGGAAAGGCTAAGAAGAAATAATGGCTTTTGATTTTTCACAAGTTAGTGCTACCTATCTTACTAGGTACGGAACTGACGTTGGAGTTTTGGATGACTATTCGGATGCAGACGCCGAAGCTGTGGCGACTGCTGCTGGGCTGGTTAACGCAGCCAACCCCGACATTGTAGTTGTTGATGATACGGAATTTGTTAAGCTGCTTGAGAAGGCTTTTGAGATGACTTACTTTGAC